ACGCCCTCGTCGATGCTTACATCCTCGCCGTCACCAAGAGCGATGCTACGAGCCTCAGCGAACTGTGGCGCGGGAGCAATACCCTCAATCTTCTCAAGGCGAACAATCGTTTCGTTCGTGGCGTCAAGCTCTGCTTCACGACGATCAAACTCTTGCGCCTGTTCAGCGGTGAGCACTTCGTTTTCTTCAATGACCCGGCGAAGCTCGGCGAGCTGATGTGCAGCCTTGCCACGCAGGTTCGTGATCTTGTCAATCGACACGATCTTTCTCCTTTGTTTGATTTACGCTGCGCGCTTTTCGCGCAGTCGAAGACGACGCAACCTTTGACGGTGCGCGCCCATTTCGTCAGCCCGCCGAGGCTGCGAATCGGCCTGGGGTGCGGGCTGCTCGACGGTGCCCTCGCCCCCTTGCTCCAATTCGCGTGTTGACGAATCTCTTGAAGCAACAATTTCGTTGCTTGAAACTTGATTTAGAACGCTCTCAGCGCTCGTTTCCCGGTATGCCGGGAAGGTAACTGGGCTGACATCAAGAAGGTCAGCGAAGTCCGTGATCGTGCGAATCAACGTGCCATCCTCGGCCTCTGACCATTCCTGAGCGCCAACCTTGAAAGCAAACGATGACTGGGTAACGTCACCGCGCTCCAGCAAAACGCGCAAATCATTGCCGGCAGTGGTCGGTGCCACGTTGACCTCATAGACAAGGCCACGGGGATCTTCACGCAACACAAGCGTTGCTGGAGTGCGCCCCAACACAATGTTTTGATCATGGTTGAACAAGCAGCGCACGTCGAGGCCGTCCTGTTTGAGAACGCGCCTGAAAGCACCCCGTTTGATCACCTCACGAAAGCCACCAAGCTCTTCGCTCTCGCTTTCGTAAACAGCTGCAAGGCCAACAAGGGTCCACGAACCGTCACCCGCAGCACGAACCTCAGTAGTAACGGGTGCGACACGACGCTCAACAACGTCCAGGCCGTCACGCAACTCAGCTACAAGGGATGGATCTTCACGCAGATCACTCCCAGAAATGACTCTCTGCTCAACCTTCACGCTTGCCTCCATGTCTTTACGCACTCTGCGAATCTTCAACCGGAACCACAACGTCTGGGGTGTCCATTGCCCCGTCAATCGGTGAACGGCCCAAATCGGCTCGCACTTCGTCACGAGTGACGAGGCCTTCCTTGAAGAGTGCGATGTTGATGTCCGCAATCGTCTTAGTGTCGCCGCGAGTCAAGTCACTCGCGTCAAACGCCGCCGTGAACTTTGCGCCCAAACCAACGTTGATGAAAATGTCACTGTCACGCATCAGGCTTTTCTCGATCCGCGAAAGCCAGCGCCGCAACGTAAACCGAAGGAAATGCTGGTACTCCATTTCCGTGCTGCTGTACTGCATTGAGTGACCCGCAACGCTCGTCTGAAGCATTGCGCTTGGAATCTGAAACATGCGGGCAACATCAAGAACACTCGCGTCCATTGCCTCAAGCAACTTGGAGTCACTCATCGGCAAACTCAGCGGGTGATAACTCATGCCCTCCTCAAGAATCGCAGTGGAGTTAGCGCGATCACCACTATGCGCAGCGTTCCACTGCGCACGAAGGCGCTCAGCCGCATCAGGGCTCAAACGAGACGGGTGAGTGAGCACGCCACCCGGAGTCGCATTGTTCTTCCAGAAACGCCCCTGGTACTTAGCTGCAGCAGCGTAAGTGCCCAAACCCTGACGTGCCATCTGAATTGGGCTCAAGCCAACAAGACCATCGAAACTCAAGCCACGAATGTGCAGAATCGTTGAAGCGGTATACGGGCCCTTGTTGCCATCCACGACATACAGCGGATACCCGTCATTTGAGCGAGTGACCTTTACGCGACTTGGGTCAAGAGGCCAAAGCTCTACGACACCCGTGTTTGACTTGACCTTCAACACGAACGCATTGCCCCACAACAACAAGTGCGTAACCATTGCCTCAACGAACTCGTCGCCAGCCATGTACGGGTTTGGGTTTGCCAGCAACTTCGCTGCTCGATGCGACGGCGTTTCAACCCGTGAACCATCACTATCCGTTCGATAAACACGCAACGGCAAAGAACCAACGGCGCCAGCAACAAGCTGCACTGCAGCCCACACTGGTACGAGTTGAACACTTGTTTTCGGTACGACGCTCTCGCCCGCAAACGTCGAACCAAGAATCAAGGTTTCATCGTTGACGAACTCGACTGGGACTGCGCTGCGCGCTGTCCAACGGTCAAACAGTCCCAAGACGTTTCCCTTCGTTAGAGCGTGACGAGATCACGCTGCTCATAAATGCTCTCGTTGCCACCGTCACTGTCATTCGCCACCGTGAACGCCAGCAACAACGCGATAAGTGCGTCAATTTTCTTGCCGCCCTGCGAAGGCTTGCCCTTCGTGATGCGAGCGCCACGCTCAGTCATCTTCACTGTCCCGGCCTGCACATGAGCCTCAAGCTCCGTATTGCCGTTATGAACCAGCTCGCCCCGGTTGATTGCCTCAAGCAGCCGGCTACAAGCCGGAACCGTACGCTCGTTAGTCATGGGGAACTCAATGCAATAAGCGCCCCTGGCTTCCAATTCCTGAGCGCTGCGACTGAAAGCCCAACGGTCATACACAACGCCGCGCACATTGAACTTGTTGTGCAAGTCCATGATGTGACCCTCGACCTCAGCAAGCGAAACTTCGCCGCCCTCGGGTGGAGTCCAAATCCTTGCCTCAACAACCCACTTTTCGTCATCGCGCTGATGGATCACGGTTACGGCTGACGTGTCGTGCCTCAATCCAATGTCGACGCCAACCCAAACCTCGGCTTCGTCTGGAACGAACGCGCCAGTTTCATACAGGGTGTCCCACTTGTTGGGTTCAAGCCAAGCATCGTCCATGCTTGTAACCCACTGATTGCACGCGAACCGCAACCAGTCCCGTTCGTGCGTTGACGGTGACTCTCTGCGCCTGCGGAGATCCTCAACGGTTACGAAGCTCGACGGGTTCGCCTGCTTGACAAGCTCAATGTTGTCCGTGTCGTGTCCCTCACCCTCTGGGACGCACCATTCGTGAGCAACGAACGAACCATCATTGCTACGAGCCCGAAAATGAAACCCAGTCGTGACTCGATCCTCCAACTGGTGAGCACGAGTCCTCAACTTCCCCAGCGGGCCTTCCAAATCAGCGCCAGCCGTGCTGATCGTGACCATTGACCCGTTGCGCTTACCCAACCCGTCCCTGAAAACTTGATACAGCGCTGGGGATTTATGCCGGTGAAGCTCATCAACGAAACACAGGGTGCCACCCACGCCATCAGCTGTATTCGCATCCGAAGCCAAGACCTTGACGAAACCCGTATCTGACTTTGACCTGAGTTCCCTGTACCCGTCCCTGACAAGGATTAGTTCCTGCAGGCTGGGGTTGCGTTTCACGAACCCAGCTGCGTGCTGGTACATGAGCGTTGCCTGATCGCGTGACGCTGCAGCGATGTAACACCGGGCGTCCTCGGTCGTGACGAGATGAAACAGGCTCAATGCGCCCATCATTGTGGTTTTGCCGTTCCCTTTCGGGAGCAGAATTACTGACTCTTGCGCACCATCAAACAAGTCCAGAATGACGCTTCGTTGCCAATCCTCAAGCACAAGCGGGCCACCATTCTCAGTGACCAACAACTGCTCACAGAACTTTGCGAAAACGTCAACCCGCAGTCTTGCTGACTCGGAGTGCTGCAAGCTCGTCAAAGATCGACGGGCCTTGCTTTGTTTCTTCTTCATCCCCTTGCTCCCACGGTCGCTCAAGTAACAAGCGGATTGCTTGCACGTTCAAGTCCGTAGCTGCTTCCTCCAACAACATCACCAAATCGGCTTCACTAAGCCGGCCAGTGCGCTGCTTCACCACCAACTGCGCTGGAGTTGGTTGCCGCCGGCGTTTCGGCAACGAGTCAACCGCCTGGGCAAACTCAAACTGCGGACCCTCAGTTGCCTCACGGCCAGCTTTCAGCCAACGCCAAACCGTTGCAGTGCTCACCTTGACCTGACGGTTAGCATCGTCCTGGGTTGCACCAGCCTCTACGAGCTTTAGCCACTCGTTACGGCGGTCACTGGTGAACTTCATGCCGCCTCCCGCTAAGTAAAAGGCTCTACAGATTGGCTTTTCTTTATGAGAAGC